GCCAACCATAAAATTGTCCTTTTTTATATTCCGTAAACTGAGCATTTTCATTCCAACTCCATTCAAAATTCCAACCAGCGTTGTGATTTGCTGCTTGAATAGCTGGATTAATAGTTTCGTATATCCATTTTTCTTGCAACCAATTAACTTTTGAATTTCTTTTCTTTTTTAATTGTATTAATTCTTGTTTAGACAAAGGATTTTTTTTTAAATCTCTGACAGTGCCTTCGTTTCCTGTAATTGCAATTTGTTTTTTATGTTTATTTCCTAATTTTATAATTTTATTAATAAAAGATTTAGGAAAAGGATTTTGAAAATACCAATAAAAATTTTTAAGATTCATATTTTTTTAATTTTTCTTGTAGATTTTTTATTCTATTTTCTAAAATAGCATATTTTTTAGTTGTTTCATTTAATTGATGGTGAACATGTTCGTAGGTATTATTTTTATGATGTTGAACAAAATTTTCTTTTAGTTTTTGATAAATTATATTAGTTAAAGGATCTAAAACTAAACCACAATACGTGTCCTCTATACAAAGAGTACAGTTACAAAGATAGTGAGCTTCAAATTCTAAATATTTATTTTTTCCTTTATAAGTATCTCTCCACATTTCATAACGATTACCATCGTAAACAAAAGCTTCGTTGCCATTTAGATCCTGTTCATAAATTTTATTTTTTTTTAAATCTTTAAAATAAGTTTTCCATTGATTTTCTTGATATAGATTTACTAATACAGTAATGTCGTGTTTTTTAGAGCTGGTGTGTTTATTAATTTTTGCTTTTGGAAGATAACAATTAAAGTTAGAATAGTAAGGCATTAAAAATCTATCATAGTTTTCTTTAATAACTGGTAATTTTTTTAACAACATATATTCACTAACCAGTGTTCTATTAAAACTTTTTTTAAAATCAATAGCAGAACCTCCTTTTTCAAAAAACTTCATTTGTATGAGATCTGCGTGACTAAACACATGAGAAATATCTTGTGGTGAAAAAAAATTTTTAATTTTTTCTATCATTTTAAAGTTTCCGTTATTACATCCATATTTCCTGAAATACTAATCCTAGTGCATTTTGTAGTAAAAGGATAAACTTGATGTTTTAAATAAGAAGGAAACATTAACATTAAATTATTTTCAGGAATAATTTCTGCTTGAGTTAATCCTCGTTGTGTATCTAAATCACCATATGCAAATGCAATACAACCAGGACCGGCACAATTAGTTTGTTTTATTTTTTGTTCAATTTCTTTTTTTAATTTTTTTGGCACGTCACAATAAACTACAAAAGAATAATCTCCAGAATGAATATGTTGTGGATTATATTCATTTTGTTTTTGATAATTAATCCATAAATTTAATGGCTTCCATTTTACACAACCTATGGTCCATTGTTGTTTTTGAGCAAAAAAATAACTTTCAAAATAAGGTGTTAATTTTTTCCAAATTACCGCAGCTATTTTTTTATCAAATAAAGATTCTTTTTTTATTTGCCCTGCTAAATGAGGTCTAAAATTAAATTTTTGTTCTTTTCCTTTTTCTAAAATGTATTTAGTAATTTCTGGATTAACTTTACTTTTCCATAAAAAAGGTCCAAAATAAAAAAAAGAATATTGTATCTCTGTGTCTTTCATGTTAAAAATATATATAAAATAATAAAAATGTCAATATGAAAGAATACTTATTCACCATTCCTTATTGGAGTTTTGATTTAAATGAAAATTGGAAAAAAAATAAATCAACTTTAAAAAAATTAATTAAAAAATATCCGTATGGTCGCAGCACTTGTTTTTATTCAAACAAAGATAAAACAGATCACGCTTTCAGTGAATCTTTACTACCTATAATTAAACCACAAATAGAAATAGTTAGTAAAGAAATTAATCATTCTCTTATATTACACGAGGCTTGGTCTTGCTTTTATAAAAAAGGAGATTCAATAGTTATTCATAAACATAGTAATGAAGGTTTAAGTGGAATTTTATATTTAGAATATAATGAAAAGATAAATTCAAAAACTACCTATCAACAACCTTTCCAAAGTTTTTGGAATGATAAAAGTTTTTTTGTTATTCCACCTGCTAAAGAAGGTACGTTACTTATAGTTCCTAGTTTTGTTGAACATTTTACTTTACCTGAAAAAACAAATAAAATTAAAGAAATAATTAGTTTTGATTTAAAATTTAATTAGCGTCCCAAGATAACGTATTTGGATTCCAAACTGAGTCTGGAGAGTCCCACGCTAAAGTAGATTCATTCCACCAATATGGAGGAACCATGCCATCTATTTCTTGTGGCTGTTGATTAGGAATAGCAACAGGCGCTTCCCATTGCCAAGTTGAAGTATTTAAAGTCCATGAATCATATGGTTTAACATCTATAAAAACATTATTTGCTGGATCCCATGTAGATCCAATTTGTGCTGCATTTGCTTTAAAACTTGCATCTTTGCTGTATTCAATCCATAGTTCTGCAGGCCATTGTTGTGTCTTTGATAAAAAGTTTTGACCGGCTGCTTCTGTAGGAGCATCTTGATCTGAAACTGTAACGATGTTTATTGTAATATTGTCAGTTCCTAGTTTTGCAAAATATTTCATAATAATTATTGGTATTTGTATCTAATGATTACAACACCAGGTCCTCCAGTTGATCCTCCTCCGCCAGCACCGCCGCCGAGGTTAGTTCCGCCATCTACTCCAGGTGCAAGAGGTACAGGTCTTCCATCACCGCCGCCACCAGGGCCACCAGTTCCGCCTCCACCAGTTCCGCCGCCACCGCCGCCACCTGCGTAGGTTACTGTTGAACCAGTAATACCACTTGTATTTCCGTTTCCGCCGTTTCCATGATTAGGTGATCCAGAAGTTCCAGCACCACCACCACCGCCTGAGCCGTGAGGAGGGTTAGGGTGACCATTGCCACCAGGGTTTCCTTGACCGGGTGTTGTAGGAGGTGTATTACCCGCTCCTCCAGTAGAGCCGGGTGTAAAATATCCTGCACCACCACCAGATCCACCTGTGTTTCCATTTCTTGGTCCGTTGGATACTCCACCGCCACCACCGGTACTTGTAATAGTTGAAAAAATTGAATCTCCACCTTTGTTAGCATTATTATTAGCGCCACCGTCAGGACCATTTGGTCCACCAGCTCCGACAGTTACAGTGTAATCACCGTCTGAAATTGTAAGGGCTGCTAATGAAGCTGCTAAAGGGTCGCCAGGATAATTAGTTCTCATTCCGCCAGCACCACCACCAGCTCCATGAGAGGCCGCGCTTCCACCGCCTCCGCCAACTACTAAGTATCTTACTTTATCGGCATCAGTTGCGGTTCCTGTAGTTACTGTAAAAGTTCCTGTTGAATTAAATGTATGTATTTTATCATCGCCAGATGTAGTTACTGTACCACCGGTTGCTTCCATGTTTTCAGGTCTTGGAATTCCTCCGCCTCCAAAACCAAGTACTCTGTATCCAAAAGACATATATTATATTCCTTATGCGTCGTTAGCTGCATTACTAGTGTAAAATATTTTAACACCTAATAGTCTTGCTACTCCGGTATATGTATCTCCACCTGCGTCTGCATCTCTAAATATTTGAAAATAAGTTTGTTCACCTGCTGCAGGAGAACCTGCAATTGTTAATGCACTACTTTCTGCTGAAATTTGTTGGTCTTCTACTGTTCCTATACCAGCGTCTGTAACATTTATCGCTGTTCCAAAAGCAACATCAATAGTGTCACTGTCTGCACATGCAACTGCCTGTAATCCAAATATACAGTCTCCTGTATTTGTAGTGCTTGGTGTCCAATAACATTGGTAAGTTATTGTTCCTGCATTCCAAGATTTTGGCATAGCTATTGTAAATTGTGCATGATCATCTGCAGAATCTGCAAAATCCATAACTTTCATATCTGGTCTTAAAGCTGTTGTTTCAACTTGTGCTGCTTCTGCACCATTAGTTGTTGTTGCATACATTGCTGAAGCTGGAACCCAAATAGTTTCTTTACCAGCAATTTTTAAAGCAGAACCATTACCTTGTAATGTACCTGATCCTTTTGGAACAAGGTTAAGACTTACGTTAGTTTCACCAGAAGCAGTAATAGTTGGTGCATTACCTGTAGCAGCGTTAGCTAGTGTAATTTCATTAACAGCTGATCCTGTTGCAGTAAGATTAATTAATTCGTTTCCACCCGTATCTAAAATTGCAGTTCCTATTTTAGGTGAAGTTAAAGTTTTGTTTGTTAAAGTTTGTGTTCCGTCAAGAGTTACATCACCAAAATTTAATGTGTAAATATCAGGGTTAGTTCCATCATTTGCCGTAGCAAATACAAGTTGATCACCTTTATCAGTTGCTGAAAAAGTAAACGTATCACCTGAACCAGTAATATATTTAAATTGTACTGTATAAGCACCTGATGTTGAATTTCTTAAAAAATAAAATGTTTGTGCATCTAAAGGAATTGTTACGATTTGGTTTCCAGTAATAGTACCT